TATACTTGTCTCCGATAGAGTCACGGACATCTTTTAATTTTTGCACACCAACAAGATTCAGTTCATCTTCAGCAAGTTGTGTTAATTGATTTTGGACTTCTGCTTCTTGTAGAGCAAACTCTTCTCGTGTAATTATACCCTTGTTAAGTGAATCTCGTAGAACACTTAATTGATTATTCAATGCAGTCTGCTTACTTTCTACATCTGCTCGTATTTCTTCAAACTTTGCTTCAGTGTTTGGATCAATTAATCCACCAACAAAACTACCAACGATGTTACCAACAGATGCACCAATACCAATACCGATTGGTCCACCGACTACACCGATCGCACCACCGATGATACCACCAAGAGTTCCACCAATATCTTCACCTTGGACTTTAGTCTTGATGTCATCATCCAGACCATCCATCGCAAGATCGATACCATCTTTTGCAGTTAGAACTAAACCAGTTGCAATTGCTGCAATCGGTCCTGCTGCTGCAGCAGCAGCAGATGCCGAAGTTCCTAACCCCGCAAAGATTGATCCACCAGTTGCAGCTAAACCACCAAGTGCGCCACCCGCACCGATACCTAGTGCTCCAAGTGCTTTGTCTTTGAGCATACTGAATAGACCACCACTTTCTTCAGCAGACTCTTCAGTTGTATCTCCAACTTTTTCTAGTGCTTTAGTTTGTTCGTCTTGTTTTCTTGCAAGTTCTGCATCTCGTTCTGCTTGCTGTATGCTATCTAACTCTGCTCGTTGTGCATCATCTCTAACAAGTTCATTTTGTTCAGAAAGCAAGTTACGAGTTGCAATCATTGCATCAAGCATACTTAGATTTGTCTCTTCAAGATTATATTCTTGAAGTAACTTTTCATTCTCTAATTTTAGATTCTCTTGTGCTTGTTCGTCACGTTTTCTTTGGATTTCATCTAAAATTAATTGTCTGTTTTCTTCATTATCTTGAATCCCACGTTGACGTATAATCAAATCAGCAACTTCTTGCTGTCTACGTTTTTCTTGTTGTGCCGCTGCTTTTCTTTCTCTTTCTGCCGCAGTAGATTCTCTGATCTTTTCGGTAATAAAAGCAGCACCTAAACCTAAAATTGGACTATTGGCAAATGTTCCAGCAATCGCACCAAACCCAAGAGGGACTGCTTTACTGACTGTCTCTTGAATTGTCTGCACAATAGATGCTTGCTCAATACGTCTTTGACGTTCAGCAAGTTCTGTATCTACTTGTTGTGCTGTAAGTCCGACTGATGGAACTGCCATATTTTACTGCTCTTTCTTTTTCTTATTGCTAATTGCATCTGCGGCAAAGAAACTGGATACCAAGACAGCAATTGAGGCAAAGTAAGTGGGTGCGATGTCAGCAATCAAGTTTGCTGCTGTGTTCAATCCAAATGCCGATGTGAGAAATATTGCCAATGGATATAATAGGAGACCAAATAATGCGAACCATGCCATGCTGCGTATAGCATCTCGTTGTTTGTCTTGATCTTCAAGTTCTCTACGTTTGAATTCAAGATACATTACACGTTCTTCTTCTGTAACAACACCGTCACCGTTTGTGTCTGCGGGATGGAATCCTTTTGTTTCTTCTGCCATTAATTACCTCTGTTGTAATTGTCTACGCTCTTCTTCTTGTTGCAAGTGTTCTTGTAGCATACCAACATAAACTAATTTTTCCCAAGGCATCATGTTTTCAATTTCGGTCAACGAGTATTTGTGATACTGCATCATTGCAAAATTGACCTGAATCATTCCACGCAGTGTATCATGAGACAGGCATATTAAAAAAAATCAGACAATCCCTCTAAACGAATAGTGTCCTTTTGTCCACAGCTATTACATGTGTATTCAACTTCATGTGTAAGTTTCGGCATAGTATAGAAAAACTCACGAATCTTACTCATTTGTTTTGCATCAAGTTTTTCTATGAACTCAATGAGTTCCTCTTTTGTTGTTGTTGTTTCATCGTATATTTTGTTTTCATCGAACAGGCATTCAACACATTCTACAATAATTGGTATTGATGCCTCATCGTTAAAACTATCAATTTTGTTTACCAGATCAATGGTTGGATATTTCATTTTTACACCAACCGTATCTGTCAACATAATCTTTGTCGAATGATTGTCTCTGTGTTTTACTTTGATATCATCAACATCGATGTATACTGGAGTAACAGCACTACACTCCACACCATCTCTATTTTTTCCTGTCTTGTGCTTATATCTTAGTTCGATTTGCTCGCCTAGTGATTTTGCACGAACATTGAGAAACAAATATTCTAAATCAAAAGTCGGAAGTTTTTTAACATCAATTTGACCCTCAGTGCAGTTGTTCAAAACTTGTTGCACAGCAAGTGTCACACTTTCAATGTCTGTTGCCTCTTTTGCCACCAGAAGAATCTTTTCTTCTTTTACTAAGAACGGACGGTATGTTATCTGCTCTCCATTTGATGGCAAATTCAATTTAAATAAAGGCACTGATATATTAGGTAAACTCATTTATTTCTCCAAATCACTGAGTATCAGTTGCTACCAGCATCCACTACTACTCTTCTTGCTAAAAATTCATCGTTAAATTGGTCAATATCAAAACTGCCAATTCCAAAATCGGTTTTATCGACGTTGTTTCTATCATCTACATTACGAATTTCTTCATCAACTTCAGGTTCTTTGATGGTCTCAAAGAAATAGTGATAGTCAAAAGTTACAGATACCCTAGACAAACCATCATCTCCCCAACTTGCAGCAACTTCAGTTATAGTAGATGGGAATGCGTCAATAAATCGACTCTCTTGTTTTACTTCACCACTTTCACCAAACTTTCTAACTACAAAGTCGGCAACATAATTGTCATAATATCCAATATCAAATCCACCCAGCTTTTGACCACCTCGCCTCACACGCCCCAGAGCAGTGTCTTGCCACGACATGAAGAAGTCCCTCTCCACCATACTTTCACTAAGAATAAAGGATAAGGTAACTGCTTGTGCATTGTAACCGTAGTATTGTTTTCTAATTGGACCGTAGTGTTTCACATCAGATGAGAATGCTGATCGTCCAGGAAAAGACGCAGAGTCACATCTGAACTTTAAACTCTCTAAAGTTTCTCGTCTACTCGAAAGACTATTTGGTGCGTTAAACCGAACCTCAAAAAGAGATGGTCTTGCCACCCCCCTTCTTGATAAGTGTGATGAAAAATCTGTTACACTAAATGCCATTAGATTTGTCTCTGACTGTCGTTGAATACTTGTCTCTTGTTTGCCTTCTCAAATCTCTCAACAGGTAAGAACAATGCGATGTCCCACTCGTTTGAAAATACTTCAAGAAACCTACCTTGCACTTTATTTACTAGATAATGCTTAACGCACGGTTTGAAAAACCTAAACTTTGTTGCTCCCTTCAGAATATTATATGATATTCTTAGTCGTGTAGTTTCATCATAATTCTGATTTGTAATCGTATCGTACAAAGCATCCATCAATCTTGCTCTGAGTGTTGGTGCAAGATAATGTAAATTGATTCCATAGAACCCACCCTCTGCGGGACCTATCATGAATATCAATGGAAACCTATCATAATACGGAAGTTCTCTTTTTAATTTTGGATCATAGTTGAAAAAATACATCCTACCTATCGTTGGGCGACTTGTTAGTTTAGACCTGTCGTCTGGTCGCATTACCCTACTTGGAGTCGTATTAACTCTCTTTCCTTCTTTTCTGAAAAACTGCCTTGCTCTTTGCGTCCCAACTTTTACATCTTTTTGGGTTGCTTTTGACAATATGTCTGTGAAGATATATGCTGGCACTAACTAATTCCCAATTCGTTTTCTGTAAGAATTTTAAATTCCCATTTTCGATCAGCACAATATTCTTGTGCGGCTTTCCACTTAGAAGTATTTATGCCCCAATCTTTAACTTCTTGTATATAACGTTTTGTTGTTCTTTTTCTTGGGGCGGGTGGTTTTGTCTGTTTGTGTGGTTTTACTTCAATCATCACTGTCTTTACACGATTCTGTTCATCTAGCATCTGAATTACAAAGTCTGGGTAGTATCGATGCCATCTTTTGTCGATGGGAGATATATAGGGGATTGCGAGTTCTTCACTAGACCATTTCAAGACATTTTCGTTTTGGTCAAAATAGTTCATACACCGCAGTTCCCAAGACGAACGATAGATGACTTTGTTGATGTCACCCACATACTTTTTTGGATTCTTTACAGTGTATCGTCCTTTATAAGTCATCTAAATAGTTCACGGAGGATTGTATGGCAACAGGAACACTTGAAGATTTCGATGCAGATATTGGTGGTAGTGCAAGTGGTCCACTTGCGAAACTTTATGCACGATCATCAAAAGAAAAACTTATATATCCATCTGACATCGCAAACCTTGGACATCTTTGTGTATTTAGGATACGAGAAAGGACGTTTGATTTAGAGACTTTTACTACGACTTCTGCACAATCTACCATATTCAGTCGAGACATCATACTTCCGATGCCACCAGATTTGTCTACACAATATGGTGTATCTTATAATTCTGGAACAACGAGTGGATTGATTGGTGCAGTATTCCAAAAGGGTACAGAACTCGCTGATTTAAATTTTTCTGCGTTAGGTGATCTCGCAGTGCGAGCAATTGCTGAAAATAACACTGCTGCGGCAGAACTAACTAAATCAGTAGCAGGGCAAGCTGCTAATCCATATCAGGCAGTTTTTTTCCAAAATCCAAATTTAAGAACGTTCAGTTTTAACTATAAACTATTTGCTAAAAATGAACAAGAGAGTGATAATATCAGAGCAATCATACGGGCATTCAAATCTGCCATGCTTCCGACATTTGCTCAAGGCAGAACTTTGTTCAATTATCCGAAAGTTTTTGAGATTGAATTTAGACATGATGAATATCTTTTTGAGATTGGAACTTCAGTTTTAACTTCATTTGATGTAAAATATCACGCACAGGGAACACCTTCATATTTCGAGGGAACTAAAGCACCAACTGATGTCGATATTTCGTTAAGTTTCCAAGAACTGAATATTTTGACAGCAGATCAAGTGGACGGAATAGGGGAGGGTAATAACAAATAATGTCTTATTACTTTTCATATTTACCAAATGTACAATATAAAATTGACGGATCAGGCGCAAATCGAAAAGAAAGAGTGACTGATATCACCCGTAGATTTAAAATTACACAACTCTTGAATAGTAGAGAAGCAATATACTTTGATTATTCAGTTCAAGATGGAGATCGTCCAGATATAGTCGCAACAAAATTATATGACGACTATCGATTAGATTGGTTAGTATTATTACCTAACGAGATACACGATAGGTATTTTGAATGGGTGATGTCTCAACGTGAATTTGAAGCATTTATAAGAAAGAAATATGGTAGTTTATCAGTGGCACAATCGCAAGTCCACCACTACGAAAGAATCCTTTCAAAAAGTAAAGTATTGAATAATGGCACTGTTATACCTGAAAGGAAAGTTATTGTTGATGAAACCACTTACAATTCTCTTGGTATAAACGATAGAAGATTAGTGACCGCATTCGATGAAGAGGACAATCGAAATGAATCACACAGAAATATTAAATTGATTGATCCCGCACTTGTCACCGATGTAGTTAGACAAGCAAGGAGAACATATAATTGACTTCAAGATCAAATATACCCGGTGATATTAATATTGAAAGATTTGAACTCACAAATTATTCAAAATCACCAAAAAGCACATTAGACATAACTGAAATCGCATACGAGTTCTCATACTATGAAGATATTCGTTCACCATCTATTTATGCTGATGTAACTTTAGTTGATGGGTCAGGTTTAATGAATAGTTATCCAATTGTTGGTGATGAGGACTTGATTTTAAGTTTTAGTGGAGCATTCAATTTTGATTCAAATGAAGTGATTGATATCAATCTTAGATCATATAAGATCGGTGAAAAGAAAAAAGTTTCAGATAGAGCAACTCAATATCCAATATTTTTTACCACAAACCAAGAAATACAAAACAAAAAAACCGAAGTGGTGTCTGGATTCAGTGGTAGAATATCTGACATTATCCCTCGTTTTTCAAAATTAAATTTTGTTAATATTGAACCAACTGATGGATTATTCAAATATGCGGGTATGGGGTATAATGTATTTGATACCATCCGATTACTCGCAAAAGAAGCAAAAAGTTCAAGATTCAACTCAAGCAACTATTTGTTTTATCAGTTGCATAATGGATACTATTTTGTAACCTTAGAAAGTTTGTTTTTACAAGACACCTCTAAAAAATACTATTATACTCCTGCAAACGTTAATAGGGGATCGGGAGATATTACACCAGATCAAGTAATCGATATACTTGAACACGTTAAGTCTAATGATCTAATTAAAGGAATGGATCGTGGATTGTATGGCAATAAAACTGAATCACTTGATCTATTAAGGAAAGTTTATAATGTTAGACAGTTTGACTATTTTGGTAGTGGATTTAATGCGACAAATCATATACCTGAATTTCCTAATCTTATTCAACCTAGAAATGAAAGTTCTGCAAGAAACTCACAACTTGCAAACGTTAAGTTTTTTGCGTCAGATTTAAATGATGTTGCAAGTATTGACTACATTAGAAATTTAGATGTCACAACAAATAATTATGGACGAAAGAAACATATATTCTCTGGAATTGAAACATCACTAAAAGAACAAATGATGTCTAATATTTTTAGAATTGCGATACCCGGTGACAGTGCACGACATGCTGGTCAGATTATTGAAATAAACATGCCAGAGTCGTCACAGAAACTTCAAGACCAAAATTCATATGATAAATACTTATCTGGACGATTTTTGATTGTTACTGTTAGACACATGTTACAAGCAAATAAAGAATATGTTACAATCATGGAATGCGTAAAAGACTGCTTAGAAGACGAGATCATAGGATTATAAAATGTTTAGTTTCTCAGAGCACAAAAATTTATTGGAATATAGACAACTTGATGAGAAACTGATTCTCTTCAACAATGGTGCACGTTACGGGCAGATTGTATTCCTTGCCGGAGGTGCGGGTTCGGGTAAAGGTTTTGCAATCAAGAACTTCATGGAAGGTGATAAGTTCAAGGTACGAGACGTTGATGAATTTAAGAAGGCATATCTCAAGTACAATGATATCAAGAAGAAGTATAAAGAAATTGAAGGACTGAACCTCAGAGAACCTAATGACGTATTCAAGTTACACTCCTTTGTAAAACGTAAGGGTATCAAAGACAAGACACTTGATTTAATGATGACTGATTTGAAACAACGTGGTGCGGCAGGGAAAGGTATTCTACCAAACATTCTATTTGACATCACACTCAAAGAAGTGGATGATATCAAAGAAGTTCTACCTATCTTGCGAGAAGTTGGGTACGAATCAAACAACATTCATATCACTTGGGTGTTGACCGATTATAAAACTGCGATTGTCAACAATAGAGAACGTGATCGTGTTGTACCTGAAGATATTCTGTTGGGCACACACGAGGGGGCACGGGACTCAATGATTGGGTTTATCAAACGTGGTATTCCACGAGGAGTCAATGGTCAGGTCAATGTTATTCTGAATAATCCAGAGTTGACAGTACCTTACTTGGACGATAATGGTAAACCGATTCTAACAAAAACAATCGGTGCTAAGAAACCAAAAATTACTATCAAGGACTTCACATACGTTCGTATGAAGAAGGAAGGTAAACCGTTTGAGAAAGATGTCAATATCAAACGTCAAGTGTTTGCGTGGATAAAGAAAAACACCCCAGGTGGTGAGTTAATGACTTTGGATGTGGATTGATGAATGATATACTTGGATCGAATCTTCTTTGGTTTTTTGGAGTTGTAGAAGATCGAAATGACCCATTGAGAATGGGTCGGGTGCGAGTTCGTTGTTATTATTGGCACACCGAAGACAAAGCTAGACTTCCTACCGAAGAACTGCCTTGGGCACAAGTCACCACTCCAATCACCAATGCGGCAATGGGCGATATCGGGCAAACACCAATAGGTCTTGTCGAAGGCACTTGGGTGATGGGTTTCTTTATGGATGGGAAACTTGGGCAGAAACCAATGATATTGAGTTCTATTCCGGGTATTCCATTTGAGCAACCTCCAACCCAACAAGGTTTCTCTGATCCGAATGGTGTCTATCCAAAAAGAGTTGGCGAACCTGATGTCAACCGTCTTGCCAGAAATCAAGAAGATTATCTTCCAACCAATCCTGCTACTAAAGACCAAGGTCGCACCACGAACGTTGCTGATGCAAATGGTGGACTGTGGAGTGAACCTGCTTCTGCATATAACGCAAACTATCCAAAGAACCATGTCTATGAGTCCGAACGAGGGCACATCTTTGAGGTGGACGACACCGAAGGTTCAGAGCGAATTCATCAGTACCACCGTAGCGGTACATTCTTTGAAATTGACAAAGATGGTAATAAGGTTACACGGGTAGTTGGTGACAACTATGAAATAATTGCGGGTTCAAACTATGTAAATGTGAAAGGAAGTGCAAATCTAACTGTAGATGAGACTTTGAATATCAAGGCAAAAACAATCAACATTGAAGCAGAAACAATTAATGAGACAGCAACTACAGGTAATGTGACTTATAATAATGGTGAAATCACTGTCGGTGGAATTACACAAACTCAGCATACTCACACAGATACAGCAGGATTAGCAGCAGGGACTACTTCAACGCCCAACTCTGGAACTTAGTCTAAATAAGACAAGGGGATAAGTGATGCCAATTAGAAACGAAGTACAATATCGGGATTTTGATATCTCGTTTCGTGCCAATCCAATCACAGGTGCGTTGAATATCTTAAAAAATAATGATGCTGTCAAACGTTCTTTAAGAAGTCTTATCTTAACGGATCGATTTGAAAGACCATTTCGTCCATTCTATGGTTCTACTGTTCGGGCAAGTTTATTTGAAAATTTTGATGTGCTGACAGAAAGTGCAGTGCGAGATACAATTAAAAGAACAATCATTGAGCAAGAACCACGAGTTGAACTGCTTGATGTTAGAGTATTGGCAAACGAAGATAGAAACTTACTTAACGTTACAATTATATTCAGAGTTAAAAATGACGCTCAAGAAGATACGTTGACTGTCGTTTTAGAGGGGATTCGATAAATGTCGGCAAATAATACTTTGCGTGTCACAGGTCTTGATTTTGATACCATTAGAAGTAATCTAAGGGACTTTATTGCAGATAAACCCGAATTCAAAGATTATGATTTTAATTCGTCAGCACTTGGCACGTTGTTGGATTTACTTGCCTACAACACATACTATAACGCATTCTATGCAAATATGGCAGTCAACGAAGGATTTCTTGATTCGGCACAGTTGCGTGATTCTGTGGTATCTCGTGCTAAGTCATTAGGTTATACCCCTCGTTCAGCAAGAGGATCAACTGCCACAATCAATATCAAGTTTCCAAATGCGAATACAACCACTGTTGATTCATCAATTCTGATTCCAGAGGGGCAACAGTTTACATCAACAGTAAACAACATTCCTTTGGTTTTCTCTACAACAGAATCAACACTAATTAGTGCAAACTCTACTAATGGGTTTTCGGCAAATGTCAACATTACCGAAGGAACTATCCTAACGCATCGATTTAACGTGTCAAGTTCTAACACCAAGTTTACGATTCCAAATGCCAATGTCGATACTCGTTTCTTCACTGTCACAGTTCAAGAGTCAGGAACTAACACGGTTTACACTCAAGCATCAACTTTACTTGAAGTTAATGGTAATAGTTCTGTATATTTCCTTGAGGAAACTTCAAACAACCGCCCATTACTTATTTTTGGAGATAATGTTTTAGGTAAACTCCCCGTTAGTGGTAGCACAGTATTTGTACGTTATCGTGTTGTTAATGCCAAAGATGGTAATGGAGCAAACAATTTCTCTGCTACGGGTTCAATTGGTGGGCAATCAACTTATAATATTACAACTAGTGGTCGGGCGGCAGGGGGAATTGAACCCGAAGATATTGAAACTATTCGTTTCAACGCATCTAAAAGTTTTGAGACGCAAGAACGAGCAGTCACTGCCGAAGACTATAAACGCATCGTACTCGCAAATGCCAGTGATGTTAAGAGCGTATTTGCCTATGGTGGTCAAGATGCGTCTCCTCCTGTTTACGGCAAAGTTTATATTGCTGCCGCACCAACAGTCGGTACGGTGTTGTCTGACGCACGAAAACAAGAATTGGTTGCTTTGTTAGAAAAATATAATGTTCAGTCAATTGAACCTGTATTTGTTGATCCAACTTATTTGTATCTAATACTCAAAATCAATTCACGAGTTGACTTTACAAAAACTACAAACACAATCGCACAAATTCAACAAGCAATCTCTAACAAAGTGATTCAATACGAAACTGACAACTTAGGTTTGTTCGGGCGTAAGTGGAGAAATTCAAAGTTCCTTGCAACTATTGATACTGCTGATATTGGCATTGTAGGTTCTACGGTTAGTGGATTTTCACTTCAGAAACGATTCCGACCCGATTTGACTCGTACCGCATCTTACACCTTGGATTTTGATCATTCAATCAGTCATCCACATGAGGGTCATTTGGGTGTAGTTACATCAACACAGTTTACATATAACAATCGTCTTTCTGTGTTGCGTGACAATGGTCGGGGTCGTATTGATATTGTTGCAATCAATCAACCACTTGATGAACCCGTTATCATTCAACAGGGTATCGGAGAAACAGATTATCAAAACGGTGTGGTAAGACTCAATAACTTTAAACCAGATTCATTTACTGGTTCTGAAATTTTTGTGACAGGGGTTCCTTCAAATCAAAATATTGAAGGAAAACGCAACACCATTCTTTTAACAGGTCAAGTTGATGTGACTATCTTTGATGATAACACTGGATTACAAGTAGGCACTGTCAAAGATGTTGCAACTACTGGTGCGTCATTCACAGTGCAAGAAAGACCACTCGCAGGGAATCTAAGTTACTAATGGCATACGCACAGCAAATATCACAGTTTGTTGACGAACAACTACCGAGTTTCGTTCAGGACGAAGCACCGTTATTTGCTGACTTTTTACAAGCATATTATGAGTATATTGAGCAGTCAGGTCAAGCACTTGGTACACTCCGTGCACTGACACAAAATCAAGACATTGATCAAGCATCAGATGATTTTGTTCAGTTTTTCTTTAACGAAGTAATTAAAGAAATTCCACCTAATGTTCGGGGCGACAAGGCAATCCTTGCGAAGAACATCAAGGACCTGTATCGTGCTAAAGGTTCACAAAACGCATACAAGTTCCTATTTCGTTTACTTTTTGACACCGATGTTGAGTTCTCATATCCTGGTGACAAGATTCTCCGTGCATCCGATGGTCGTTTCAATAAAGAGACCACACTCCGTGCTGTTTTAGAACTCAATGGCAATTCACTTGATTCACTTGGTGGTGAAACTGTTGTTGGAAATCAGGGTGCTCGTGCTAGAGTTGACTCTATTACCACAACAATTGAATCAGGTCTGACTATTCGCACACTCAAACTATCAGAGGTTGAGGGTGAATTCTTTGACGGTGAAACATTCAGTGTTATTAATAGTACAATTACGGGCACGGTCAACGCAACAATTGGACCACTCCGTTCACTGACAGTTATTGATGGGGGTGCGAGGCATCTTCAGGGTGATATTGTCAACGTTGTATCTACACAAGGAACAGGTGCTAGTGGAACAGCACGAGTTGTCAGTACAGTCGGTGATAGTGCAGTTGACTTCCGAATTGTAAATGGTGGTTCGGGATACCGTGCTAATGTGATCTACAGTACAACTGAAGGTGGTGGCAGTACACTTACACCTGGCATTTCAGGCGGTTCAGGTCAAGGTGCATCATTCCGTGTCAAAACCATTTCGTCTGTAGAAACAGTATCTCTTAACACCGACACCATTGAGGGGATGCGAAATGTTCGATTGACTTCCGATCCGTTTAGCGCAGACCCTTTTATTGATAATACTGTTGCTACAACACTAGCATCAGCAAACGTAAACACAACACTGACAACTGCATTATCATTTAACACATCTGCCCAAGTCGGCACTATATCTGAAATAGAACTTGTCAATCCCGGAACTGGATACAGTACAATACCAACGGTCAATGCTATTGATACTGGTGTTATTGAAATTCTTGGTGAACTTAGTGATGGGTCGGGAGGTATCAAAGGTCAGAATGCAGTTATTGTGGCGAACAATCTGTTTGGCACAATCAGTGAATTAGAAGTTGTCAATCAGGGTGTTCGGTATAACAAGAACAACACGGTTTCAATTCGTAACATCACATCTTCAAATACATTCAATGGAGTTGCATCTTTAGTACCAACTGGTGTTGCAAATACGGTTGGTGTGTATGCTGACAATAATCGTGGTATTCTTGGTGGAGATAATGTTCTTCAAGACAACTACTATTATCAAGAATACTCATATGTTTTGCAGTCAAGGATTGGGCAAGATTTGTATCGTGCGGTGGTTGAGAAGTTACTTCATCCATCTGGAACAATTTTGTTTTCAAATCAAATTATTGAGATTGAAATACAACAAGAAATCCCAACAGTCGTTGAAGTTAAATCTGCACCTATTGAAATTGAATTTGTACCACCAACTCTCATCCAAACTAATTTGGTTGAGATGGTTGAAGCAGATGTTGTTCGTCGTCAAGAACTTCAATTAGACGTTGCTGAAACTGTAGTGGTTACGGCAGGACCTGTTGTCGTATCGTTTAGAATTGATCCAGTTGGAACAATTGCTCCAACAACGGTAGTTACATCACCAGAGATTGTTCTTACAATTGGAAATGTGGGTGGAATTACTTCAACAACCGCATTTGCAACACCAGATACTATTCAACCAATGGCAGATGTCAATCTGAATGCGAATCCATTTAGTTCAGATGGTGATATTGGTTCGGTCACAACAGAACTTAGCAGTGCTAAT